CTTTTAAAGGCACACAAGGTAGATTTCTTTGATGATTTTGGCGCGTACACTCACAAAGAATGGAAACTAACAGACATTATTAATGTTACTGTAAACAAAGATGAAAAAAGCATTGATGATGAAAATGACGAGACTATATCAGGCGAAATTGATGCTTCTGAGCCCACCGGACGCCTTTCTGGAATTAGTAGTGCGATTTTAAAAGGTGACGGGTTAAGAAATAATGATTTTGTAAAGGAATGTATGTCTCAAGGT